AATGGGGCGAAAATGGTTGCCTCTGCTATGATAGCGAATAATTTTAAGCCTGTCTATAATAACGGCGTTTTAAAAACGAAATACGCAGACGAAGACAATTACAATACTTTCGGTCTATTGACAAAATCCGTAGTTAATAAGAAGCCTTTGAGCGTGGGACTCAAAAAAAATATGATGGCCGTTATGAATAATCGCGAAACAGGAGAAAAAGGAAATGTTTACGGTAAAAATATGCGTTTTCTAATATTAGATTCGGGATTTAAGGAGGGCATTGATGTATTTGATGTAAAATATATGCATATCTTGGAGCCGCTAATAACGAAGGCGGAAAATACGCAAGTAATTGGAAGAGGCACGCGATACTGTGGACAATCGGGGCTACCTTTTATACCTAATATAGGCTGGCCACTAAATATTTATAGATACAATATAAAATACGATGATAATATGACGGTGCACGATTTATTTATTAAACATAGCAATGAAAATATAAGTATCCTAAACTTTATAGCAGAATTGGAGGACATTATGATAGCCTCTGCAGTAGATTTACCGCTCACTGAGAATATCCATATTATTTCTACGAAAAATAATAGATTTTTGAATTACATTAAAAATAATACGGGTTTTGGAAATAACAAGAGCATTATTAAAATTAATAATATTCGCGGGAATTTTAGAAATGATGTTGATATCATTGATTGTAAAAAGAATTGCAAAGGCATTCTGGAATATAATATAGGCGACTTTAATCCGGACAATTTACTAATTACAGCGGCTCTTCATGTTATTAAAATAGAATATGTAAAACAATTGCAGAATTTTAAAAAGTCCAATTCGGATGAAAATGATAATAAATCGTGGGAAGGCGTCTTTAAGAAGAAAATCCGATTTAATATAGAAGACACTGAGCTAATAAGGGCTTTTAATAAGAAATTTCCGAAAACAGATTTATGTCAACATATAAGTAAGCGCAAAGATTATTGCGATGCAATTAATGAAATATGGAAGAATAAACAAGTGTTCTTTAAGAAACACGGCAGCAAATTGCTTGATAAATTAGAAGAGATATCGCGGGCTAACAAAATAAATAGCGAGAATTACATACAAATATACAAATATATCAACGATAATATGAAAGAATACAGACAAACAGAGAAACCCCCCGAGACCAAGCTGAATATCATAGATTTAAATAAGTATATCTTTAAAAATTATAAGAAATATTATTGGGATATTCCTATTATTCAAAATAAATGTATAGCCGACTTAAAGAAAGATGACGAAAAAGCCGAAAAAAATAAGATTGTATCCTTTTCTAATACGCAATTATTCGTCCAAAAATATCTCACGCCACAATCGCCATACAAGGGCATCTTCTTGTATCACAGCGTAGGCTCTGGGAAAACTTGTACGGCTATCTCCACGGCGACTAATACATTTAATAAAGAGGGCTATACTATATTATGGGTTACGCGACACACGCTCAAGGAAGATATATGGAAGAATATGTTTGACAACATATGCAATGTAATAATACAAGAGAAGTTGAAGAGTGGCGAAATCAAGGAGATTCCCAAGCTTAGAGCAAAAAGATTAGAATTGTTAGGAGATAGCTGGATACAACCTATATCATACAAGCAATTTACTAATATGATTAAGGGGAAAAATAAGTTTTATGATAAGATGGTAAAAATTAATGGGAAGGAAGATCCTTTCAAGAAGACGCTTATAATAATAGACGAGATTCACAAGATATATAGCAATTCTTTGTCAGCTCTTGAAAAGCCTAATCCCGCTGTACTTCAGGATATGATTCAGCGTTCTTATTCGGTGTCCGGAAAGAATTCGCTCCGATTAATTCTAATGTCTGCTACGCCTATTACCGAGGATCCTATGAGTTCTATCAAGATACTCAATCTGTTATTGGAAAATGAAGAAAGAATGCCTGAAAACTTTGATGAATTTAAAACAAAATACTGCAATGATAATGGTATAATTAATGATAATAAAATATTAGATATAATGAATAACATCGCGGGCTTAATAAGTTATATAGACAGGAGCAATGACAAAAGCCAGTTCGCTTATCCAGTAATGAATGATATCATATGCAATATTGATATTAGCACTTCAAGCTTGGAAGATAAATTGAACAATCTTAACAATGAGATTGAAGAAATTAACGAGAAAATACTTAAGCTTGACAAAAAAATTAACAAGGAGGAGATAAAGGAGCTTAAACTTAAATTGAAGGCTACTGAAAAGGATAAAAAGGGAGTTGTCGCCAAGTTCAAAGAGCCCAAGAGCATCCTCGATTATATCAATAAATGTTTTAAGGAGAAATAAATTGTTCGTATGGCGCGCTGAAAAGTATAGCCTTGAGTATTCTCGTGGCGCGTAATATTTCGTATAAGAATTATAAAAAAAATAAATAGATAATGTATATATTAATATTATACGCTTCCTGTATAACTGTAATATTATTTAGTATTTATCATTATATAAATATAAATAGCGAGGAATCCGAAAATCCTAATAAAAAATATGATATATCAGCTGATTTACTTACAACTAATAATGTTATAATATTTGCTATTATATTCGTATTTTCTATGACGCTGATTTATTTCTCTATGGACGAAAATACTGATATTCTGTCTATGATAGGTATTACCGACAATGATTATAGCAAACTAAATAATATATCAAAAAAGACATTGGTCGATCCGCATATTTTAAAAAATACGAGCGAACCTATGAGTTCTGGTTTTGAACCTTACACCAGCGGAGGGTCAGTAGATAACTCCGACAGCTCAGGCGATTCATCATCGGAAACATCAAGTGATTCCGATTAGCCCACGCGGAAACACAAGAGGCATAAAGCCAGACCAGACAAGAAGCGAAAAATTTACTTAAGACAACTATATTATTTTATCACAGTCTATAAAAGCTATGAGCAAAACGCTTCTTAATAATTTTGTTATAACTTTCTTTTCAGCGAAGAAAGAATATAGATAATTGAGTAAATTTTGGAAGAGCAAAAATAGAAAATTGCTATACAATAGTAGACAATAGTATCAGACAAGAACTTATTAGGAAACATTTGGATGAAATATAGATAGTTACTATTTACAAACGGTTTTGGGGTCAATATTGAGAGCTTTGAGAATCCTTTTATAGAATTGTAGGTTGAAATTAACTACACTACAATTTTCATATTCCTTAATGATGTTATCTTTTACACACATTTTTTGCGCCAACTCTTTTTGAGTAATATTGAGTGCTTTGCGCCCATCTACGATAGCCTGCGCATATTCGCGAGTAATCTTATTCAACTTAGGAATATCATCTTCAACCAGCTTGATATACTCCTTAAATCCAGGCTGATTTTGAGTATTGATTTGTTTCTGTACCGCGGTCTTCTTCAATACAACGGGTTCCCAATCTTGAAAGTTCGCAGAGCTCATCATTGTCTATTGTCTATATTCTATATTATATTATTATAATTGTCAATTTTTTATTTTCCCTCAATAATCTTAATCTTTCTTAATCTTTCTTAATAAGCGATGGTCTCCAATATACACACCATTTTTCATCAAGTGACGCAACCATTCTTGCACGGGTTTTTTTATCAATACCCCACCATCTTTTAAATATTTCATCGGGCGATAGATTATTTCCATTTTTTTGTAATTCTTTCGGTGCATTAGAATGAGGTCTTCTAATGAATTTAATTCCGATTGTTTTACCAAATTCGATGGCTTCTTCTTGTGAATCAAATATGCGAATTTCCTTGTCTGTATCGTCGGTGTCGTTTTTATTTTTCTTTTTCTTTGGAATACGGATGTTATCTATAGCACATTTACCTATATCACCCATTTCATTCATCGGTTCTCTATAATTTTCTTGAGAAACAAATTCCCCGTTATGACAACAAGCCATATTTCTTGCACATTCTTCCATTACTATAATACGATTCATTATAATTGTGGGGCAATATACCTGCGTTTGGATATATTTATCTCCCCAATCTTTCATTCTTCCTGTTATTCTTCCAAACAACTGATATATCTCATCATTTGTAAGATCTAAGTGTCCAAATATAGCAGATGTAAATGAACCAAGTGATTTATGAGTCAATGTTTGACCCATGCCGACACATATTAAACCTGTAATTACAATTGGGAGATTTTCTAATTTGTGATGTAATACAAGTCGAGAAATTGTTTCGCATACTTCTTCATTTTCAGATTGTAAAGGCAATGTTTTACAATTTCCGCTATTATCATTAAATTTAAGATTTTTTTCAAATCCGTTAATAACAACAACGACCGCTCTATTATTTATACTAAATATTAATTCTCTTATAGCATTATGACCTACACGGCGAATATGCCCCGGAATAAATGACCTCGTATTATTTCCCAAAATTTCGGGATATTTTTTTAATACCAACTCTATAAAACCAATATTCTGTCTATCCATTTCATCATAACTACGCGAACAAATATAAGGGTTTGCGAAGAAATCGTCAACACAATTAAATATCATATCCTTATATCCCGCATAATTTGAACCTGAGAAATTGTCTAATTCAATAAGCCTTATTTTAGACCAAAAACCATCTCCTTCTTTTTCCCAAATTTTATCAGGCGTTCCCGTCATAGCTATAATTCTCTTTACGATATCCAAATTGTGTATTTGTTTTTCTATTTGATAGCGAACTGAATCATTAATATAGTTATGTAGTTCGTCATAATAAACGAATGCTCTAAAAATGTTGATTCTGTTTTCATCAATAACTTTTAGAAATTCTACTCCATCACCATATCGCCTTTTATTGCTACACATAACAACAATACGAGGACATACAGATTTATCAGCACAAAGTCCTTGTAATGCTAATTTTGTTTTAACATGTGTATATTTACCATCATATTTTGATGAAAATACACATACAGAACCCTTCCCATATGTTTTCTCAATATCTTCAAGCCTTTTAGCAAACTGTTTATTATTTAATAATGTATTCATTGTAAATATAATATGAATACTTCTTCCAAACTCATTATCTTGAGAAATATCAGTGCTAATCTTTGATATAGCAGTATATGTTTTACCCATTTGTGTTAGAAGAACACATAGTATAAATTTTGATACGAATGTATTTTCAATAGTTTCATCCATTGTTATTTTAGATATTGTAAACATTTATCAATTTTTATTTTTATTAATTTAGAAAAAATTTGCTCTTGTAAATTATTACAATAATAAAAAATGACACCTATAATTTATATTATTATTGCAAGCCAACCAACCAGCCAAGCAAGCAAGCAACCAGCCAAGCAAGCAAGCAACCAGCCAAGCAAGCAAGCAACCAGCCAAGCAAGCAAGCAAGCAAGCAAGCCAAGCCAGCAAGCAAGCAAGCCAACCAACCAGCAATCCAGCCAACAAACAATATAATGGCCGCCGTCTCATCTGCTACCACAGCTACCGCTGCTACCGTAA